TTATCTCACCTCCAGCAATCACATTGTATCAAAATGTAGACTATCATTCAATAAATTTTGATAAAAATATAAAAAAAAGTTGACTTATAATCAACTCAATGTTATTATAGCGGTGTAGATTTCAGGTCTACCGAGAGGAGGTGTAAGGAAATGACCGATATCGAAAAGTTAAGAGGAAAATTAAATATGTCAGGCTATAAGCTGTCCTATGTAGCCGACTTCTTATCCCTGACGTATCAGGGATTGTTGAACAAAATTAACGGAAATTCTGAATTTAAGACATCTGAGGTGAAAGCAATTAGTGATTTACTGCAGCTTTCGCCTGAAGAAAGAGACACTATTTTTTTTAATTAAAAAGTAGATTGACAGTCTACATCAGGAGGTGAAAATTTATGAAAATACCGGTTGTTGTTGCAGCTCGTCTGCTCGGAATATCAGCGGATTTCCTCAGGTGGTCGCTGCGGCAGGATAAAACAGATCTCGGCTGGGCGATCCGGAGGGACGGTTCTAAGCGCTGTGATTATTACATAGACCAGCAAGCATTAGCAAGGCTGGCAAATGTCACATTACAGGATGTCCGCAGGGCAGTGGAATCATACCGTACAGGAGGAGGTATTACAAGTGCGAAAACGAAGAGTTAGATGGGGGCGGGTACTAATGGCCGCCGCCGTGGTTGTCGGAATTACAGCCGGAACGTATCAATATGTGACGGCTCCGCCCACCCGTCTGATTGAATATCAGGCGGAAGTAAAACCGGGCGATACGCTCTGGACGATATGCGCAAGAATCGCCACAGATAAGGATGATATGGGAAAGCTGGTCTGGCAAACCAAGAAAGACAACAGGATCCGGGATGTAGGAAACCTGCAGCCGGGAATGTTGATTGTAGTAAAAGTGAAGGAGGCGAGGGAATGAGGAGAAAACTAATATTAGCTTTTCTAATTGGGGTTACAGGAATCTTACCTGCACACGCGGAATGGATTGTTTCGGAATGTAGCGCATACACGCCCTACGATTGCGGGACAATTACCGCAACGGGCGAACGCGTCCACGTCGGCGGTGTAGCTTGTAATTTCTTGCCATTTGGAACGGTCATTGTGATTGACGGTATAGAGTACGTCGTAAATGACCGATGCGGGATCGATAACTGCATCGACATCTTCATGGAGGACTACGATGCGGCGATCCGATTCGGACGACAGGATAAGGAAATTTACATCAAGAGATAAAAAAAGCCACCGGATACAGTAATATCCGATGGCTGCACGCAAGGTACGTCTACATCATTTATTATAACACATTCGGGAGGACAAACATGAAAACAATTGAAGCAGAAGCAATTATTATTCCGGCGGTAGAACCGAAAATCATTTCGGAAGTATTACCAGTTAAAACGAATTTTGAAGACGTCGAGGCGTATCTGTCAAACCTCGTTGAAAAATATACAGGTTTGGTCGTTACGGACGAAAACCAGAAGGACATGGAGAAAACTCTTCGGGAAGTCGTATCAATCCGGACAGGTATCCAGAAGTTTGAAATCAATGGCAAGCGGCAATTAAAAAAGCCGGTCGATGATTTCGCCCGGCAATGTAAGAACCTGTTGGCGATCGTCAACAGTGTAGAAGCTCCGCTAAAAGAGCAGCTGGACGTGTACGAAAATAAACGCCGGGATGAATTGCAGGCGGCGATCGGCAGGGAATTTACGGCAAAAGCCGACGCCGCAGGCTTGCGGGAGGAATACCGGTTATTTGAAATTCCGGAACGCTGGTTTAATAAAACGGCGAAGTGGTCGGAGACCTGCATTGATATAGACCATGTCGTGTCAGATTTGTATTCCCAGCAAGTTACGGCAGATAATCTGGCGGAACTCAAAGAAACCCGCCGTGAAATGGGAACCGCCTATATTAATACGGTTAATGCAGAGTATAATCTGGCGACACCGCTTACGCCGGATATATTAGCGGACGCTGTGCTTGAAAAGCCGAATGCCGAAATCAAGGGATTCATTCGGCAGGCTGCCGAACGGCAAGCCGAAATCGAGGCGGCCGCCCGCTCAGCTACGGCTCCGGTTTCTGATCCGGTACCGCCGACAATCGCTCCGCCGCCGATTCCGCAGACAACCGGATGGCCACGGACAATGATTCTTACAATTTCACTGCAGAATGAGCTGGATTATCAGAGCATGCAGGAATTCTTATACGAAATGCCGGCAAATATTAAATACAATATGGAAATTGAGGAGGGATAACAATGATTGAATTTAAAAAAGCAAAACGAAGCAAAGCGAAGCTCCGGCTGGCAATTTCCGGAGCTTCCGGAGCGGGGAAAACGTATTCTGCTTTGCTCATCGCCAGCGGCATTGTGCCGATGAGCAAGGTGGCGGTGATTGACACAGAATCCGGATCTGCAGATTTATATGCAGACCTGGGTGATTACTCAACGGTCACAATAAATCCACCATATTCCCCACAGAAATATATAGAGGCGATTCACACCGCAGAAAATGCAGGCTTTGAATTAATTATCATTGATAGCCTGTCACACGCATGGAGCGGTGAGGGCGGTCTGCTTGACCAGCAGGGTAAAGCCACTGAAAGCAAATATCGTGGAAACGGATGGGCAGCATGGCGGGAAATCACGCCGCTGTATAACCAGCTGATAGAGACGATTCTGCATAGTCCGCTGCATATTATAGCGACCATGCGGTCAAAAACAGAGTATATGCAGATTGAGGTTAACGGAAAAAAGCAGATACAGAAGGTCGGCATGGCACCGATCCAGCGCGACGGAATTGAGTATGAATTCACTACAGTATTCGACCTCAGTCAAAATCACACCGCTACGGTCAGCAAAGACCGTACAAATATGTTTGATGGGCAGTATTTCACGCCGTCTGCAGAGTGCGGAAAAGCATTGCTGCACTGGCTAACAGTCGGAGAAGCTCCCGCACTCGTGGATCCGCAGCCGCAGATCCAGCCGGTTAATCCGGCACCGGTCGCTATGCCTGCTGCGGCACCGACAGCGGTGGATATTTACAAAAAACGCCTGTCCCGGATCTGGCATGACATGAAGTGGGACGCTTCAGGGACGTTGGACGCGTATCTCACGGAACGGATGAAGCCGTCCGGAAAAACAGCCGCTGATATAACGGCGGACGATCTGGCGGCGCTTGATAAAGAAATCACGGATTACTTAAGCCGGAACGGCTTCGCGCAAATTGCGGAAGTCAAAGATGGCGAAATTGTGTTTTAACAGGAGGAATGAATTATGATAACAGCTACACTCTACGGAAGATTAACAAGGGAACCGGAGCAGGTTACACCGAGGAATGGCGGAGATGCATATGTCAAGTTCTCTATGGCATGTGATAACGGCAAGGATCGGGCGGCGACATTCGTGAATATTTCCGCTTTTGGCCGCCGCGGCGATGTGATTATGCAGTATTTTACAAAAGGAAACCGCATCGTTGCGCACGTGCGGAACATCGAACCGTCTGCATATGTCGGAAATGACGGCGAAGCCCGGGCGACGCTGAATGCGGTACTCGACGGCATGGAATTTGTCGAAACCCGCGCGGACAATACGCCGACATGGTCGCCGCAAACTGCGACAGCACCGCAAACCGCACCGGCACCTGCGGCAGCACCGGTTCCAGCATATACTCAACCAGCCATACCGTATCAGCAGCAGCCGACGGCGGCAGCACCGGCTCCGGCATATACTCAGCCAGCGGTACCGTATCAGCAACCTGCCGCTCCGCAGCAAACCCAGCTCCCCGGCATGCCGCAGGCTCCGGCCGGTGTTCCGTGGTCAAGATAAATGATTGCCCTGCGGGATTATCAGAGGGATCTGATTGACCGTATTGCCGCCGAATACACCGCCGGTTCTCCGTCCGTCTGTGCCGTTGCTCCCTGCGGAGCAGGCAAGACGGTTATGGTGGGCTGGATGGCCGGGAAAACAGCACTCATCGGTAAGCGGGTTCTGTTTCTTGTGCACCGGCGGGAACTTATTGACCAGTCCGATCGGACGTTCTCGGCTATGGGTATTAATCATGGGATCATATCTGCCGGAGCAGCCTGCGATTATGCCGCATCAGTACAAATCGGAAGCACTCAAACCGTTGCACGGCGGCTGGATAAAATCCAAGCACCGGATTTTATTATCATTGATGAGGCGCATCACGCTACAGCCGGAACATGGCGAAAAATCATCAACGCGTTTCCGGAGGCGCTCACGCTGGGCGTTACGGCGACACCGGCACGGCTGGACGGTAACGGATTGGGGGATATCTTTAAATCGTTAGTTATCGGACCGACGGTTGACGACTTAATCAGCCGCGGATCGCTGACACCGTATGACTATTACGCCCCGCCGTCCAAAGCCGATATGAAATCGGTACATATCCGGTTTGGCGATTATGTTAAATCAGAGTTGTCCACCGTGGTTGATGATATAGATGTTATCGGCGATATCGTCAAGAATTATCAAAAGCTGGCAGACGGGCGTCAGGCAGTGTGTTATTGCGTCAGCCGGTCGCATTCGGAACATGTGGCCGCTCAATTCCGAGCAGCGGATATCCCTGCAGCTCACGTTGACGGCGAAACGCCACGGGCGGAGCGGGATCAGATTATTGCCGATTTCCGGAATAAAAAAATCCGCATACTCTGTAATGTGGATCTGTTGGGCGAAGGCTTCGACGTGCCGGGGATGGATACGGTTATTCTTGCCCGTCCGACGGCGTCACTGACATTATTCATTCAGCAATCCATGCGGCCACTCCGTCCCGATCCGGATAATCCGGACAAACGGGCAGTGATCATCGACCATGTAGGGAACTGTTTTCGGCACGGCTTGCCGAGCGCGCCGCAGGACTGGTCTCTGGCATCGAAGCCGAAGAAGAAACAAAACCGCACACTCGCATTGCATCAATGTCCAAAGTGTTTTCAGGTCTGGGACACGCCATCACGCACCTGTCCGTATTGCGGCTATGCGCCGCCGATCCAGGAGCGGGAAGTTACGCAGCAGGACGGAACGCTGGCAAAGGTTGAATCACTTGAATTGCTCGAGAAAAAACGACGGTGGCAGGAAGTCGGCAGGGCACGGAGCCGTGCCGATCTGGAAGATATCGCCGTGCGCCGTGGCTACAAATTCGGCTGGGTTCGGAAAATGATGGAAATTAAACATATCGGAGGGTCGTATGGAACCTAATCAAATCATCAATCCTGCAGAGCATAAGATACAAAATGATATTCGCGTGCATATATCCGAACATCATTTAGGGACATTCTTCAGGGCAAACGTCGGTTCCGGCTGGGTCGGGCGGACGTACATCAATGAACCGAACGATTGCCTGCGAATATTACATCCGAGGCGGTTTTCAACGGGACTGCCGGATGGTTTTCCCGATCTCTTCGGATTTCGTGAAATCGAAATCACGCCGGATATGGTCGGGCAGAAAATCGCCGTATTCTGCGGCATCGAGGTGAAATCAGCGCATGGTTCACTGCGCAAGAAGCAGCGGTTAATGCTGGATTATATGACGGAGAATCATTGCTATTGCGGGGTTGCCCGTTCCGTCAATGATGCGGAGCGGATATTAAGTGGGGAGCATTATGGATATTAAATCATTTTTTGCGGAATTGTTCCGGAACTGTCCGGGATGGATATATCTGTGGACGCTACAGCATAAGCGGTCTTATCCGATACCGGTCAATCCGGATATGCCGGATGCGGTGACGCAGTTATCGCAGCGGCTGACAGACGATGGTTTCGACGTGTATTTTTCTCTCGGATGCACTCCGGCTCCGGTACCGGAAAATAAACGGTCTACGGCGGCCGGGGTGTCTGCTCTCGGCTGCGTCTGGGTTGATATCGATATCGCGGATGATAACGCTCATGCATCGCAGAAGTTACCGCCGAATGTCGAGTATGCGGAACTCATACTGCCACATGATCTGCCGCCGTCAATTATTGTAAGCAGCGGACACGGTCTGCATGCATACTGGCTCTTAAAGCAGCCAGCTATGCTGACGACGGAAACACGGGAGACGGTTACTCTGGCCGTCCGAAAGCTGCAGCAGCTTTGTAAGGATCGGGCTGCTGCCCGCGGGTGGACGGTAGATTCCACCGCCGATCCGTCGCGCATTCTGCGTGTACCGGGGACATGGAATTTCAAAAATCCGATGGAGCCGGTCAAATGCGAAATTATCGAATCATCGGATGTCCGTTATGATTTGTCCGTTTTCACGGCTCTGGATGTGGACGTCGATGAACCTTCCGCCGAAATTCGGGAACCGAGATTTAAGCGGAATCCTACGGACGGCAATGCAGCTGCTATGATAGCAAACTGTAAATTTCTGCAGCACTGTCAGCTGGACGCCACAAAAATCACGTATGAGGAGTGGGTAGCGGCTCTGTCGAATCTGGCGCGGGCGTCGGATGGCGTGCAGGCATGTCATGAGCTGTCGGAAATCGACACGTCTCGATATAAGGCTGCGGACACGGATCGTAAGATTGCCGAGGTGCTGGACAATATGTCGCCGACTACCTGTGACTACATACAGCACACGCTGGGCTTTAAATACTGTGATCAATGCCCCGTCAAATGTCCGTCCGGATGGTCGCTGGCAAAACTGCCGCAGGCGATCGCGGCCGTGCGGGCGGTATCAAATCCGACGCCGGACACGGTATTCACGCCGGAGGTAATCGGCGCACTGGCAACGGTACAGCAGCAGGCTCCCATTGAATTCGCACGTTTCAAAGCTAAGCTGCAGGGGGCAGTTAATCTTGGTGACCTGAATAAATCAATCGCCAAGGAACGTCAAAATCGGCTCAAAATCGCCGCCAAAACGTCTGGGGGTACATCTGTATCGTCTGACGGCCGCAAGGCCTTAAAATCGACGGCACAGCTCGTCTCTGATTGTCCTATTGACCTTATCATACCTGCGGGGTTCGCTTTTGATCAGACCGGTGTCGTGGAATACAAGCAACGCATGGACGGCGAAATCCTCAGATATCCCGCATCCGGAACGCCGGTGGTGATCACCGGACGCGTATATAACATGGATACGTTAGAAGAAAAATTGGAACTCAGCTTCAGATATTACAATTCATGGCGAACCGTGCTGCAGCAGCGGTCGACGGTCTATTCTGCCCGCTCTATCGTTAAATTATCCGATTACGGGCTGAACGTATCTTCGGAAACGGCAAAACATCTTGTTAAATTCTTACAGCAATTGGAATCAGTAAATTCGGATCGGATTCCGCTTAAATATTCCGTCGCGAATCTTGGCTGGCGGCATTATGGAGAGGAATTCGTACTGCCGTCCATATCAAAATATGCAATAGAAATGGACGACGAAGGGGATATCACGGAGGCCATGCAGGTATCAGGTACTATGCAGGGCTGGATGCAGACCGCTACGGAAGTCAGAAAATATGTTTTTTCGCGACTCATTCTGGCAGCATCGATGGCGGCGCCGTTGCTATATCTGTTCCACCAGCGCAATTTCATGCTCTACTTCTGGGGTACATCCGGAGGCGGGAAAACGGCTGCAATGAAAGCCGCACTGTCTGTCTGGGGCAATCCCGACCAGCTTATGACTTCATTTTTAACGACGAAAGCCGGACTGGAGCGTCGATTATCTATGCTTTCCGATTTTCCGGCGGCCATTAATGAACGGCAGGTCGCAGGGCAGGGGCGGGAAAAACAGGAATATCTGGAATACATTGTCTATATGCTGGAAGGCGGCAAAGGAAAAGGTCGTGCCAGCAAAACCGGTCTGCAAAAAACGTCCTCATGGCGGACGATCGGTATGGCCAACGGCGAAGAACCACTCACTCGGGAAACCTCTGTGCGGGGCGTAAAAAACCGCATCATGGAAATTAATACCTATCCGGTCATGCCGGACGATCTGGCGAAACGCGTACATCAAATGCAGGATTACGGCTGGGCGGGAGCGGAATATATCCGGCGGCTGCTTGCAGGTAAGGCACAGACGCATGATATCTGGACACGCCTGCACGAATCCCTCGGGCGTCCGTATCTAGCATACGCATCATCCCACGTGGACGCCATGGCGGTAATTTTAACTGCGGACGTCTTAGCCAGTATGTGGCTTTGGAACATATCCGAAGCGGAAGCCGTCCGGCAAGCGGAGTATCTGGCTTCCGAGGTATTTAAATCATTACCTACGTCTAAGGCAATGTCCGATCCGGATCAGGCGTGGGAATTTATTCAAAGTTGGATCGTGTCCAATCCGAATCACTTCGATCGGGAGTTTATGACGTCAGACATCCGTATGCAGTCGCCGCTCTATGGTTTCGTTCGTGGCAATGCGACTTACGTTTTCCCCGCGCATTTACGCAAGGCTATGGAAAACGAAGGACTCAGCTACGAAAAATCCCTTCGCGAATTAGTTCTTATTGGGCGCATACCAACAAGCGCGAAAAACGATCCTGATCGGAATATGCGCACAACTCGTCAAGTCAAATACCAAGGTAAGGTAATTAGAGCTATCCCGATTGTTGATCCGGAGTGAATGGGTTACTTGGGTTACCCAATGGGTGACCCAAGGGTGACCTCAATGAAATCCGATAATGCCTGTATAAATACAATATAAGTAACCCGTAACCCGTACATATACATATATATATATACGCGTTCTACTAAGGCTTAAAAAGGGCTATTAAAAAGAGGTCTAAAAAAAGCAATATGTATTTTTGAAATTACGGGTTACCAATTATTCACAGGCTGGAATGTTAGATTCTGTCGGCGTTCTGGGGATACCAAAAGGTAACCCTCATGGTGTGGGTTACCTAAGTTATTCACAGGATAGCGGAGTTATTCGCAGGGGAGGTATAACATAAGTGTTATCTAATCATATCAAATTTGTTATTGTTCGGGCGTGTGAGATGAACGCAAGGCGAACACTCAGTCCGACGCTTCAGAAAATGGCTTCTGATATTATTGTTGACCCGTATGGTGCATCTGATTGGAGGTGTTGGACGGAACTGTTAGACCTTGCAAGGAAGCGGAACAGGGAAATGTTTGAGGATCTGTTTCTGCTTCGTGGGTGCGGGACGATGATTACAGAAAATCACGAATATGGCGTATGCAGGTTTGGATGGCCGTATAATTTCAGTCCGGTATGCGGTAATACGACGTGGCCGGATGAAAAAACGTTCCGGCAGTATATGTCAGAATTCTGGGAACGCTGGGGCGATGGTATGTATCATTTGTTGGTTAGTCTATGGAGGTATATGCATGATGGATATTGATAGTCTGAAACAGGCGGCAGAAATAATTGATAAGGCGCGCAAGGATTATGAGCGGCAGGGTATGCGGGGACAGAAGCTGTATATCGTCTGCGATTTGATAAAAGCGGAAGATTTAATTTACTCGGTTATTAGTGAATTTGAAGAGCAGGAGAATGTATTATGAAAAAGTATGAATTCACAGGAGAAACAAAGGTTATGGCAGGCGTAACGCTTAAAAGAATCAGGGCTTTAATTAGTTTTGGATTTGTTGCGAAAGGCGAAATCGGCGGATTTATTGAAGACGAAAAGAATTTGAGCCACGGCGGAAATGCATGGGTGACTGGAAATGCATGGGTGACTGATAATGCACGGGTGACTGGAAATGCATGGGTGACTGATAATGCAAGGGTGACTGGAAATGCATGGGTGACTGGAAATGCATGGGTGACTGGAAATGCAAGGGTGACTGGAAATGCACGGGTGACTGGAAATGCAAGGGTGACTGGAAATGCATGGGTGACTGGAAATGCATGGGTGGCTGACATCACAGATTATATGCTTATCGGCAGTATTGGTAGTCGTAACGATTTTACAACGTTTTACAAGGACATAGATGGTGGTATATCTGTTAAATGCGGGTGTTTTAGTGGGACGATAGAAGAATTTAGAGAAAAGGTCGAAGAAACACATGGTACGAACACTAAACATGCGAAAGTATATCAAGCCGCGGCAAACTTGGCTGAAGTGCAGATTTTAGACCAGGAGGCGGAATAATGGATATGCAAATAGTATTAAATCGGTTAGACGCTTTGATTAAATATATTGAGTATCATGATACTTACGATGAGAGAATTAGTGCGTTTGTGCTACTCCGGTATTTGCGGAAAATGGCAGCAGGTATAGACTGTGAACTATCAAAGCAGAAAACCCAGTCCAATAATAATCAATCCTGTGACGAATCTTCCGACGGTTCAGCGGCTACCGCCAAGCATTATCAGATTGACGGCGCAAGGCTGCAGCCTGTGGAAATGCTGCAGGATATTCTCACGCCGGAGGAATTCAGGGGTTGGCTCAAGGGCAGTATGTTTAAATATTTCTGCCGTGCAGGGAAGAAATCAGGCGAGCCGTATGAACGGGATATGGCTAAATGTTTGCAGTTTAATGAGTGGCTCAAGCAGGCGGCCGCCGGAAAGAAAATCAATCCGAGGGAATAATGATGGATGTATGCAGTTTTTTGGAACGTGTCCGCGGGCAGCGGTATCGTTTATCTGCGCTGGAAGATGAGTTAAAGCAGTGCCGGGCGGACGCTGAATTAATATCATCTCCGGCTTTAACCGAGCGGGTGCAGTCTTCTAATCAGAAAGATACGTCTGATCTGTTTATCAGTATTGAACATTATGAACAACTGGTACAGGAAAGGATAGCGGAATCATTGCGATATCGGGCGCGGGCGCTGGATATCATTGCCTATGAAACGGATAATGTGTCGTATTCGGTATTGCTCCGCTGGTATATCTTAGATCAGTCATGGGAGGAAATTATACGGGAGATGCATTATTCGAAATCGGTTTTAAGTGACCGGAAGAATGAATCATTGACATACTTATCACGAGTCATTCCGCCGGAACTTTTAGAGGTTCGGACGTAATCGGACGAAATCGGACGCCAAAATGTGATATTATGGTAGCGTGAAGATGAAGAAATAATACTCCTGAATGTTTCCATGATTCATCTCCTCCTTAATTAAGTAAAAAGCGCACTGACCTTCCCGCGGTGCGCTTTTTACATTCCTTGCGAGGTTATCTATGATACCGGTATATTGCGCGTATATAGAAATGCGCGATCCTGAGACGCTGGTGCCGAATCCGCGAAATCCGAATCGGCACAGCGATAAGCAGATTGCTCTGTTAGCAAAAATCATACAGACGCAGGGCTGGCGTGCTCCGATTACTATTTCTAAGCGTTCCGGGTTCGTTGTCCGTGGTCATGGCCGTTTGCTGGCTGCATTATCCTTAGGGCTGACGGAAGCTCCGGTGGATGTGCAGGAATATGAATCGGAAGCTGCGGAATATGCAGATTTGATTGCGGATAATCGTATTGCGGAATTATCGAATATTGATAATGACCTGCTGGGACAGTTATTGGCGGATACAGGCGATTTTGCGGACGTCACCGGCTACTCTGACAGTGATATTGACCGGCTTATCGGTGAGGCTGAATCGGCTGCTGCCGGAAAGGGCGTCGGCGAAGATGATTTTGATGCCGAAGCGGAAGCTGCAGATATTAAAGAACCGGTAACGCAATCAGGGGATATTTGGGAGCTTGGTAACCATCGGCTCTTGTGCGGGGATTCTACGAATCCGGATGATATAAAACTTGTCATGGATGGGCAGCTGGCGGATATGGTATTTACCGATCCGCCGTACAACGTGGAATATGTCGGTAAGACTAAAGATCACCTCACCATACAGAATGACAAAATGGATGATGATGAATTTCGCCTGTTTTTGTCGGAAGCATTCGTTGCGATGGCGGCAGTGCTCAAAAATGGGGGGGCGTACTATATATGTCATGCGGACAGCTCCGGCGATATATTCCGGCGGGCGGTTCGGGATTCAGGCTTGCTGTTAAAGCAGTGCTTAATCTGGGTAAAGAATACAATAGTTTTAGGTCGTCAGGATTATCAATGGCAGCATGAACCGATATTGTACGGATGGAAGCCAGACGGCTCGCATAAATTTTACGGTGGGCGAAATAAATCTACTGTGATTGATGAACATCTGCCGCTGTCTATTACGGAAACGGATGATGGTTATGTGCTGAATTTTAAGACCGATATGCAGGATATAAATATAAAAGTACCGTCTTATGAGGTCGTTGATTCCGGCACGGACGCCGATACGACAATCTGGCGCATACCGAAACCTGTTCGGTCGGAAGATCACCCGACGATGAAACCGATTGCACTCTGCACGCGAGGTATATTAAATTCAAGCCGCAAAGATGAAATCGTGCTTGAACCGTTTTGCGGTTCCGGTAGCACGTTGATTGCATGCCAGCAAACGGGGCGGCAGTGCCGGGCGGTTGAACTCGATCCGGTGTACTGTGATGTGATCGTTAAACGATATATTAATCAGGTAGGCACTGCCGCAAATGTTAAATTACACCGTGGCGATGAAATAATTGATTATATAGATTTATAATTTACATTGCGGAGGTGAGGTGATGCCGCGGCGGAATGAGGACAAGTATAATGCTGCTTATAACGATTTCAAGCGCGGTGTCGCTGCCGCCGAAATTGCCAGCAAATATGGGTTAAATAAAAATACCGTCTACGGTTGGTTTCGGAAATGGCGCAGTAATTCGAATAAAAAATCGGTAATAAGCGCACGCGGTCTGCGGCATAACTTATACAGCCGGTATCTTACGCCGGAAACTCTTAAGGCTGCCGCTGAATTGCGGGGAGTATCTCCGCTTGATATACAGTGGATGTTGATCAGCTTGAAATTCGTCGCGATCATGACGTCGTGGCAGGCGATGATTGAATTTATCCGACAAGGCGATACAGAAATCACTACTACGGATAAAACTGTAAGTACGGATACGACCGGTAAGCGGGTAGTGACCGTATCAACGCATACCGAGAAAGTATTGGTCTTTGATAAATGGCAGTCGTTTTTGAATACACAAGCCAGAGCAATGGCTACACTATCACATATGCTAAGAATATATGAGGATATGCTCCCGGAATCTCCGGAGAATGAGGAACGTATTACTCGCATTGATAAGATGCGGGTAGAAATACAGAATATTAAACGTCTGGGGTCTGCAGATGGCAAGCCCGATCTGGCGGGCTATATAAATGCGTTACAGGCTGGAACGTCGGAGGTGTGGAATAATGGCGGTAATTGATAGGGGTGCATCGTTTCAATTTCTGCCGTTTTCCCGAAAGCAGAAACAGCTGCTCTCATGGTGGATGCCGGAAAATTCGCCGTATGCCGATTATGATTTAGTTATTGCGGACGGCTCAATTCGTTCCGGGAAAACAATAGCTATGGTGAATGCGTTCCTGCTTTGGTCGCTTAGCCAGGTCGAGGGGCAGGCGTTTATCGTTGCCGGACGTTCGTCCGGTGCATTAAAGCGTAATCTGCTTCGGCCGATGTTTCAGATCCTGCACTCTATGCAGGTGCCGTATACATATAATCGATCAGAGAATTATATAACGATCGGCAGTAATACATATTACTGTTTCGGTGCAAGCAATGAAGCCAGTCAGGATGTGATTCAAGGGTTGACTGCCGCCGGAGCGCTGGCTGATGAAGCTGCATTGTTTCCACGGTCGTTCGTTGAACAGATGATTGGCCGCTGCTCTGTTAAAAATTCTAAAATCTGGATGAACTGTAATCCGGAATCACCGTACCATTACATTAAAACGGATTACATTGATAAAGCTGAAGAAAAACGAATCCTACACTTGCACTTTACGCTTGATGATAACTTATCACTCACCGAAGAAGTTAAAGAGCGTTATCGCAGATTGTATCAGGGTATCTGGTATAAGCGTATGATTCTTGGCTTGTGGGTGATTGCCGAAGGCGTTATTTACGATATGTTTACGGACGCGAATCTGTACAATGATGATACGCGGCCGGAGCAGTTGCGCGGCCGGAGCCGGAGATATATTTCCATAGACTATGGGACGATTAATCCCATGGTCTTTTTAGATGTTTACGATGATGGCACCGACCTCTGGTTAGACAAAGAATATTATTTCAATTCCCGCAAAGAGGGGCGGCAGAAATCCGATGCCGAGTATCTGGAAGACTTTAAGCAATTTGTCGGCGACGAAGATCCCGATTATGTGATTATTGACCCGTCCGCCGCCAGCTTCAAGGTGCTACTGCGACAGGCGGGGTATCGTGTTAAGGACGCGGATAATGACGTCAATGACGGAATCCGTATGGTAGCCATGCTATTTCGGACGCAGCATCTGCATATACATGAGCGGTGCCAGAATACTCGAGATGAATTGGCGTCTTATGTCTGGGATGAAAAAGCCGCATTAACTCACGGGCAGGAAAAGCCTGTAAAACAATCTGATCATGCATGCGATGCGATGCGTTATTGTGTAAAAACTATGGTTAAAAGCTGGAGGCTGTCTGCTTATGAAGAAGAAAAGTAAAGCTCGCCGTTTAACGAACGACGCCGGGCATAATGTGGGACGGAAGCTCACGCTCGATGAGTTTGTGAATCCGCTTGCCCGCAGCGGCGCAGGTATGCCTAACCTGCTCGAGGCGACAGAATATCCGCTAACGAGGTTTACTCAAAACTGGCAGGTGTTGAACTCTCTGTACCGGTCGCACTGGGTCGTCCAGAAAATCATTAACACTATACCGCAGGATATGATGAAGAATGGCTATGATTTCCAGTCTGATATCAATCCCGACCAGATACAGAAAATATCAAAAATTATCCGCCAGACACGCCTGCACTCGAAAATATTAAACGGTCTATATTGGGGACGTCTGTACGGTGGAGCTGCCGGTATTATTATGATTGACGGTGAGGCTGATCGCATGGATGAGCCGCTGGATCTGGATCGTGTGATGCCGGGTGCGTTTAAAGGACTGCTGATTATGGATCGCTGGTCTGGTATAATGCCGAGTGCCGATTTGATTACCGATATCACCGATCCGGATTTCGGCATGCCGGAATATTACGAAGTCACACTGCCGGAAGGACAGGGCGTTATCCGACTGCACAACAGCCGCGTCTGCCGGTTCTCCGGCCGTGAAATGCCGTATCTCGAGAAATTAGCCGAGAACTATTGGGGAACGTCCGAGATGGAACATGTATTCTCGGAATTAAAAAAGCGTGATAATGTTTCTTGGAATATCGCTCTGTTAACGTTCATGGCAAATATCCGTGTTATGAAAATGGATGGTATGGAGCAGTTGATGGCGTATGGCGGCGGAAAGCAGCAGGAGGCTCTGTATAATACGCTCGAGGGCTTGAATATGATGCTGAATAATAACGGCATTCAGATTCTCGGTAAGGATGATTCCTACGAATCGCACCAGTATACATTCTCCGGTCTGGGTGAAGTCTATGACAGGTTCATGATGGACGTGTCGGGGGCATGCGGGATTCCCGTCACAAAGTTATTTGGTCGGTCGCCTGCAGGGATGAACTCCACCGGCGATGCGGATATGGATAATTACTATGACACCATTGAACAATCGCAGGAATCACAGTTACGTCCGGTGCTTGATAAGCTACTGCCGATTGTTTGCATGTCCGCTTTGGGAGCGGTGCCTGATGATTTGGATTATATATTTAATCCGGTACGCCGCCCGAGTAATGATGAAAAACAAAGCCTTGGCAGTCAGCAAACGGCAGCGGTGGTGCAGGCATATACCGCAGGGCTGGTGTCCGAAAAGACTGCGCTCCGAGAACTGCAGGGATCAAGCAAGCTGACCGGCATGTGGACGAACATTACCGATAAACAGATCGAAGCAGCGTCTGATCAGCCGGAAGCTGCCGGTGAAATGGATATTCCCGGCATGTCTTCGATGGAAACGCAGGATTCAGATTTCGAAGAAAGCAAACATCCGCGCAGTGATGACGGTAAATTTACTGGCGGTGGCTCCGGTGGCGGTAATAGTATTGGCTTTAAGCAGGAAAGCCTCGATCTATTAGGGCAAGAGCATAAAGCTCCTCACGGAGATGCTGCTGTTCAAAAATTACTTGATTGTAAAAATGGGCATATCAAAAATGCATTTATTCGTTCTGATATTGATGATATCACATTAATTTGGGGAAATGATGCCGTCGGGCTGAAGCATATTATTAAACGTCGCACGGAAGAAAATGAAGATGTCGATGAACTTGTTTCGCATTTATCCGACACCATAGAAAATGGAACGTTGAAAATAAATAAGCGTGGCCGTTTTGTGATTACTAAAGGTAAATATCAAGCTATTATTTCTCCTGAAATATTCAATGATAAGCTGAATTTTCTTGTTACCGGATATTTTGTATATGACAAAAAAGATCAAGGAAGTCATGAAGACGATTAACTCTCATGACTTTACGTTAGAAAGACATACTCTTCTAACAACCTTGATCTCTTCTGTCTTGATTATATATCTCTTATGATGATAAATCAATTGTGAGGTTATATATGCCACTATGGGAGCCGAGACGGCGGATTGAGCTGGCGTATCAGCGGACATTGGAGCGTCTGTTAAAGCAGGCGCTTTTTACATGCCGCGACTGCAGCTCATATGCCGCATTTAAGCGTGCTATGGATGCCTGGTCAAAAACGGCGGAATTTAAGGAGTTTTCCGAAGCTCTGGCTGGTCGCATGATTACCGGCCTGTTTGCCGATGTCGGACGGAACTGGCGGGAAGCCGCCAGATATAACTCTAAAACGCGTGAAATGTATATGCGCTTGGTTAAATCCATGGACAGTGAGCGCGGTAGGCGAGTGCAGAACATGATACGCGAAAACGCCGAGCTAATTCAAACACTGCCTTTATCTACAGCGGAGCAGGTTAGCGATTACGCTGCCGAACAGGCAGCGAAAGGGCGCAGACCTGAAGATATCGAAGCGGAAATATTAAAACTGTTTCCGAACCGAACGCGGGCGAGGTCAAAACTGATTGCCCGCACGGAAATGGCGAAGTATCACACGGCTATGATTCAGGCGGACTGTCAGGATCTGGGACACAACTGGTATTTCTGGCGCAGCGTGCGGGATGAACGCTCCCGATTGGCGCATAAAAAAATGGATGGCGTCCTGTGCTCTTGGAATGATCCGCCGAATCCGGAGGCGTTATTTCCCGGATATCAGAAGCCCTATGGTCGATATCCGCCTGGCGGAACGTTTAATTGCCGATGTACGCCGGAGCCGGTTATTGTGCCGGAACAAATACCGGACACGGTACCGGTACATAAAAACGGAAAAATTACACGTATGAACAAATCGGCAGTTATTAAAATGGTAGGAGGTCTGATATAATGCAGGCTTATTACGGAAGCCGCTTTTCGCCCAACATGACGAGGACGACGGACGGCTTTTTAATCTGTCATAATGTCCCGCTTGCTCGGACGGGTGAGCAGGACTACCTGGGCAGCGAGGTCGGAATGAGCGACAGCTCAATCGTGAAAGTGTACCGAAAACCGGAAGAAGTCTTTAAGAAGTCTACTTTAGCGAGTTTTGAAGGAAAGCCGGTCACTGATGATCATCCTGCCGAGTTTGTAGAGCCGGGGAACGCCACGGGGTACATCCGCGGCACCTGCACGAATGTCCGCAGGGGTACCGGTAAAAATGCCGATTTAATTATCGGCGATTTGATTATTTATGACGCTACGCTGATATCCGAGATTGAATCCGGAAAGCGTGAAATATCTGCAGGGTATCTGTGCGATTATCGGGAATGCGACGGCGGATTGGAACAATGTAATATTGTCTGCAATCATATAGCGGTCGTGTATAACGGTCGAGCCGGTAATCGGGTAGCCATCAGGGATGAAAAACCAGTTATTAAAAACGGAGGTAAGACAATGAGTAAAAAAGGTAATATTGTAAGTCGAATGCTGGCGGTCTTTGCGAAAGATGAAGATACCACGCCGGAAGATTTGAAAGAAGCTATGGACGCGGTGAATGAACCTGAAGAAAAGCCGGAGGCCAAACCGAAAGTAAAGCCGGAAGTGAAAGATGAAGACGTACCGGAAGAAGAAGTAAAAAAAGCACTTGATGCAGCGCTCGCACCACTCATGAAGCGCATCGCCGATCTGGAAGCGCGCATGAACGACGACAAACCGGACGATTTGGACAATCTCGAGAAAGAATTATCTGAAGATGAAGATCCGATTGATAACGAGGAATCCGTCACCGAAGCTCCGGAAAATATTAAAACCGAAGACGAGGACGATGAAGACGAAAAACCGACTGTTGACCGCGCGGTAGCTCGTTCTATTCTTCGGGCGATTAAACCGACTATCGCAGCACTGCCGGATGATCAGCGGCAAAAAGTCGTTGACGGACTTCGTGGCGCACTGATACCGCAGAAAAAGGATAATTCAGTTTTCGCTAAAATGCTGCATGCAAAAGCTGCAGACCATGGCATGGCTCACGCATCCGATTTCGGGGAAGCCTGCAGAAAAATGAATCCTCATTACAGAAAGGAAGGTAAATAATTATGCCAGGAACAGTTGTTGGAAAAACTTTGAACTTCGGCTATCCCGGTCAGATCAGCCGTCAGGGGGATGAAATTTCTCGCACCAGACCGGTAAAGAAAGGTGCTGCGAATATCCCGTTCGGTGCTGCCGTTGAAATCGGAGCCGATGGAACCTGTACGCTGCTTGGAGCGGGGGCAGGTACTGCTGCCGCATTTGCAGGTGTTGCTATGCGTCGTGTAAAGTCTGCTCTGGTTTATCCTGATCAGAACCACGGATATTATGAAGCCAATGAAAACTGCGATATTCTCGAACGCGGTGCGGTCATGGTTGAATGTGTTGCAGGGAATCCGACTGTGGGCGGTGCCGTGCATGTATACAAAGCAGCCGCAAGCGGTCACAAAATGGGAGAATTTGCAGCAGCTGCAGATGCAACAAATACAGTACAGCTTACTAATGCTAAGTGGGCGACCGGTAAAGATGCGAATAACGTCGCCGAGGTCGTTATTGTAACCCGTCAGGGCGTTTAACAGGAGGTAAATAATAATTATGGGTAGAAAAATCACGATGCCGTCCATGTACGGGAACGCTATTCCCACATTTGACAGCTCCGCTATTTCCGGTGGTCTGTCCTTTCTCGTTTCTGAACTCGAGAAAATTGATCCGAAACTGCGCGAACCGTTGACAAGCACTACATATCCCCGTGATATTAGTATTCAGTCCGGCGGCGGATGGGTAGAATCCACCAGCGCGATGAATGTCGACTATGCGGCGGTCGGCGGTAACTCCGAAACCGGCGGCATTCAGAATGCTATTCGCAGGATTCAGGCGAACGTCGGTAAAGACGTATTTAAGGTGTTGCCTTATGAAATCACCATGGGTGTTAAATTCGTTGATATGCAGCGCGGTGCTGTAACCGGACGCTCCATTGAACAGATCTACAACACCGGTATCCGTCTTGATTACGACAAGTACATGGACAGCAATACTTATATCGGTAATGCTGATTACGGTACCGAAGGGCTGGTGAACCAGTCTAAAGTAACTCCGGTTTTCGTTGCAACAGGTGCTGCCGCTGCCACTGAATGGAAGAAGAAAACGCCGCTTGAAATCCTTACCGATATCAACGAGGCAATCATGGCAGGGTGGGCTGCTTCCGGGTACGACCAGACTGCTATTCCGAACCATATTCTGATTCCGCCGACACAGTATGGGTATCTGGTAACTACTATGGTTTCCATTGCCGGTGTGAATGGAGCTATTTCCATTCTTGAATATCTCAAGCAGAATAACATTGCTAAGAATAAGGGCGTCGACCTGTTTATCGGCGAATGTCGCTGGTGCGAAAAAGCAGGCGTCGGCCAGAAAGACCGTATGATCTGCTATGTAAATGAAGAACGCTTCGTCGGTATGGATGTTCCGGTTCCGCTCACCCGTGCAATGACACAGCCGGTAGTTGCTAATGCATCCTACGACAGCTTGTATGTGTCTGCTGTCGGTCAGGTTAAAGTACACTACACTGAACCGTTCGTTTATCGCGACGGTATTTAATCAAGGAGGTAGCTATGGTTATCTTTGCTCATAAGCGGGTAGGTTTCCGCAATCCAGAAACCGGGGCGATTTTTGCCACCCGTGAGATGGATTTGGTTGACGCGCCGGAATGGATTAAAGCCGATCCGATGTTTGACTGGGCGATGCAGGACGGGATTATTACAATCCCGGAAAACAAACCTGCCGATACTGATCCGCTGGACGATATGACGAAAGCGGAACTCATCGAAATGGGCACGAAACTCGGACTTGAATTGTCTGATAAGTCCACAAAAGCTGAACTCATTGAAGCCGTTACCGCGGCCAGAGGTAACTGATGAATATATACGGGATTATCGCTGCTGCGTCGAATATCCGGAGCAGTGATAATAATCCCGAATATACAATGGACGATTTTCTGACGATGTATCCGCAGTTTAAAGACGTGTCGGAAGTCGTCAGGAAAGCATGGCTCAAGATGGCTATGAACTGCCTGCAGTATGACCGTTGGAATGACTTATGGGAAATGGGCATGGGGTTATACATAGCCCATTTTCTCACGCTATATCTGCAGTCATCTACGCCGAATGGCGCAAGCACGCAGCAGATTATCAACGCCGGATTATCCCGTGGCATTGCCACGAGTAAATCGGTTGCAGATATGTCCGTCGGATATGATTTCGGCTCGGTTGCGAGTGAATCTGCAGGTTGGGGGACATTTTCTCAGACTGTATACGGGCAGCAGTTTGTGCAGCTGGCAAAGGTTGCCGCCATGGGCGGTATGACGATCTGGTAATGATATGGGTTTGACTGTAGTCAAGAAGCAACGCGCCGATTTTGACTTGGCAGCCCGCATGAAAGAACTGGGAAAAATCGGCGTATTAGTCGGTATACCATCTGACAGAACGGCACGTGACGACGAATCGGTAACCAGCTCTGAACTGCTCTACCTGCATAGCCATGGCGTCCGCAGAAAAGCCATGCGACAGGAAATGGACAAGGATGTGGAGCGTGGAATGAAGTATAGCGAGGCTCATGAGTTGTATTTGCAATCTCACGGGTCGCCGCTCTGGGCTTCCCCGCCGCGTCCTGTCCTTGAACCTGCCATCGCGGCTAATAAAGCCGTTATTGCCCGGGCGATGAATACCGGCGTTAAACAATATCTGCAGACTAAGAATGACCGAGGCTTGCGAAGTGCGGGTAATTTGGCGGCATCGTACGCCAAGAAATGGTTTACCGATCCGCGTAATGGATGGGCACCGAACAGTCCGCGAACGATCGCGCTGAAAGGTTCAAGCCGCCCGCTCATCGATACCGGTGCCATGCAGGAGGCTATCACTTATGTAGTCAGAAAGGATTGATTGTATGCTGGATATTTCGTTTCTGCTTGATGATCCGGATTTCGTCACTACGTTCCAGATTGTTAAAAATCAGGGCGAGTGGCAGGACGGCGAGTATGTCGTATCACAGGCCGCTCCGGAAACGGTCAGCGGTGTCGTGAGGGCTACGGGCAAAAACGATCTGGAGATGCTTCCGGAAGCCGATAGAATATCCGGCTCGATTACATTTTGGACGCGTAAGCCGATAGACCTTGATTTAACCGCCAGCCCGCCACCGCGCCTACGGTATGCGGGCAATACTTATAAAATTATGCATCTTGAAAATTGGCAGGATTCCGGCTACACGAAAATGATCGGGACGCTGCTGGGGAGGAATGGGACGAATGAAAATTAAAACTCTGCAGTCTTTGCTCCGCACGGCAATTTGTGACATCTTGCAGCAGCCGGTGACAGGCTCTACGGTTCGGGTATCGTACCCGACTGACGGCGCGCCGGGTTTTAAAATCTCGGATACCGTGCTGTTTATGTTCCTGCACGAAGCTGACGACAGTTACGGTAACGATCGGACGCCGGTATATCATACCGAAGACGGCACCGTGTATCGTGACCATGTCGGAACTCGGGTATGGGATATACTGCTGACGTGCTATGGAGCGGACGGCCATGAATGGCTGGATCAGGTGCGTGCGGGTGTCCTTTGGGAGAAGACACGCAGAACTCTCGAGAGTAAGAACGTGTGTCTGGTTCCCACAAATCCTGCTATCGTACGTTCTCCGGAGTTATTTAACGGACAATGGTGGGAACGGTCTGATATGACGTTACGCTACAACGAACTTTACGTTGACACGGAAAACGTTGGAGCTATTGAACACGTCACACTTACCGTTCCGCACGATTCCGTGCCCAGCTCTGGTAATCAAGATGATTTTACAGGGAGTGTTAATGCTCCCTGATTATTAAAAAGGAGGCTAATATGCCGCTTAAACCGTTAGACCTGACAAGCGTTGTCAAGATTATTGTTAATCTTTCTCAGCGATCTGCAGTCAGAAAAGGATTCAATGTATGCTGCCTGATCGGCAAGACCGATATTATTCCGGCAGCAGAACGCGTCCGCGAGTATACATCTCTGGATGAAATGCTGCAGGATGGGTTCAAACTCACCGACCGCCTGTATAAAGCCGCTGCTCTGCTTATGGGGCAGAATAAAAAAACTGATAAATTCATGGTCGGCTGTATTGCCACGGTGAAGTCTGTAACAGAAACCGCTGTACAGGCTCTGAAAGCATGCCGCGAAGCTAATTATGAGTGGTATGTGGGTATCGTCTGCGAGGATCAGACCGCCACGCAGCACTTGGCAAATCTCGAATACACGAATTCATGTACGCCGGATACGGTCTATGCTTACACTTCCGGCGACGCCGAAAATGACGCTGCCGCTACAGATAACAGTGTGTTCGTTAAGGCAAAAAATAAACTGTATCGCCGTTGCTTTGGCCTGTTTTCAACAAAGCATTCCGACGCTGTGGCTGCGGCTATCGGAAATGCTATGGCTTTTATGACCGGTACGATCAATTCCGCATTTACCATGAAATTCAAGACGCTTTCCGGCATTGAAACAGAAAATGCAACTTCTGTTTTCCCGTCTAATTCCGTTACGAAAATCAAGGGAGCAAATGGTAATGTCTATGTGAACCGCGGTACTTATTACAATATGTTAGAAGAGGGCGTTATGGCCGACGGTTCATTCTTCGATGAGATTATTTTCCTTGATAAATTCAAAAATGATTGCCAGCTGGCTATCATGGATCGGCTGACACAGAATGCGAAAGTGCCGCAGACAGAAGCCGGAATGACGATCTTGCACAGGGCATTGGAAGATGTTTGCCAAGAGTACAACAAGATCGGATTCTTGGCGTCCGGCGTCTGGAATGGTAATGATGTGCTTGAACTCACAGCCGGTGATACGCTGCCGAACGGATATCTAATTCAGTCGGAACCGATTGATAAGCAGTCCCAGTCCGACCGTGATAACCGTATCGCACCGCCGATCTACATCGCACTGAAGCTCGCCGGGGCTATTCATTCCGTTGTCGTGCAGGTTGACGTCAACCGCTAAGAGGAGGCTATTACATGAGATACTCAACTTATTCTTTCACCGACGTTACCGCCGTTATTTCGCATCCGTCCTACGGACAGTTTTCGGTTAACGGCGAGGGTATCGGGAATTTTTCTGTCAGCAAATCGACGGAACGCTCCCAGCAGAATATTGCTGCCGACGGCTCTGTCATGACCAGCAAGATTGCAGGGAACAATGGCACTGTATCTATCAATGCCCAGCAGACATCTCCGCTGCATAACTGGCTGCAGGGGCTGTTTAATTATCTGTGGTCGGCATCCACGGATGAATGGGCGCAGATCAGCTTGACAATTCGCGCACCGAAAATGAGCAAGACGATTTCCTGTTCTTACGGTGCGTTCCAGAAAGAACCGGATGAACCGTTTGAATCTCAGGGACAGAATGTCAGCTGGGTGCTGCTTTTCGGCGATATTCAGCGGTTAAATCGTGCGTGAGGTGAACTATGAACTATAAAGATATTGAACTCACGGTTGCCGGAAAGAAGCGAAAATTCCGTATTAATAAATTCGACGCACGCACCGGCAGTTACATCCTCTATACGGTTATGTCCCGTTTTCTGCCGTCCATTCTGCAGTTAAAATCGGGCGCGGAAACCATCACGGATATGTCTAAAACGGATATGTCTAAAGTGGTTAATCCGGAAGATATTGTATCAAGCATAGCAATGAGTGAGGAAGAATTCGGAAAGCTGCAGACTGAGGCTTTGCGTGCCTGTGAAGAAATTCTTCCTGCAGGTGTTACGCCGGTACTTGATACATCCGGGAATTTCGCAGTTATCGGTCTTGAAAAAGAAGCCGTGGCTGTATTCGTTCTTACAGCGCAGGCACTGGTATTTAATTTATCCGGTTTTTTTGGAGAAGACGGCTTGACTTCCCTGTTGTCAGGGATTCAACAGGTTACGCCGTCGCAGAGCCGGTAAATATTAACGCTTTTGCTTACTTGCCTGTCATGCAGGGCATGTGGCAGCAGAAAGAAGTATTTGATGGTACCTACACGCTGGACGATCTATTGGATGCCCATGAAATGATTATCCTACAGGCAGAAAATAAACGCAGGGCACAGGAATATGCGGAAATGATGAATGGTGGTGATGCATAGTGGCGGCAAACTACATTGAAGAATATCTGGTCAAGCTGGGTGCTGATGTCGACGCGCGGTCGGTAGCAGAACTGCAGAAAGCGGTTAACTCCGTCCACCAGATGGTGAGCGGGATGGAATCGCTGGCACCAACAATAGCAAAAGCCAGTACACTTATCACCGCGGCTATTGGCGGCATTGTTGCGTCCGGTGTATCGCTTGTAAAATCCATGGGTAATCAGGAATTGGCATATGAGACGCTGGGACGGACAATGTTTGTTTCCGCCGGGCAGGCGAAGCAAATGAAGATGGCGTTGGACGCTCTCGGAAAATCGGCTAATGAAGTACAGATTAATCCGAAGCTCCGCGAGCAGTATCGCCAGCTATTGTCCGACAGTGCGGCAATGACTGCAGGCGGCGGCTATAAGGCCGCCATAAATCAAGTGCAGGAACTGGCATTTGAATTCACGCGGTTAAAACAGGAAATTGCAGCCGGTATGCAGTGGGTCGCTTACTATATTGTCAAAGACCTTGCGGGACCGCTCGGCAACGCAAAAAAAACGCTGCAGTCTATGAATGAATACATCATCACTAATCTGCCACGCATCACACGAACGATTGCGACAGGCTTCGGATTTATCAGAAATATAGCATTCGCCGTCTGGCGTGTGCTGTCTGGCATTGGAAAGCGTATTAATGAATTCTGGCAGCGGCTGCCACATAATGGCAGAGTGGCGTTTCTTGCCCTCGGAACTGCTATTGCTGCGTTTCTTGCGGGACCGATCGGTGCCATGGCCATGGCCATCGGCGGGGTGCTGCTACTCTTAGACGATTATTTCGCCTACATGGACGGCAAGAAAAGTCTGTTTGGTGAGCAGTGGGAAAAGCTGAATCGTGTTTTAGAACTATGCAATAAAGCATGGTCAGTCATGGTGGATTATGTCAGCCGATTTTTCCACTGGATCGGGCATTCCGAACGTGTGCAGGCATTTGTCGCTGCGTTTGAGCGATTGGCTAAGTCACTCTATGACATTACGGAATACCTCGGCGAGAGCTTTTTTGATAAACTATCCGAATTATGGAATTACATTGTCGATATAGAAACCGTTAACGCATTCTCGGAAGCATTTGATTCGCTCGGTCAGGGCGTTACATCCTTAGTGAATGGCATATCGTCATTGATTGACGGAATTCTAAAATTCTTCAAAATCAGTGACGGAATTACAAGTAAAACTCGCTCTTGGACGTCATTTAAAAAAGTCCTTAAGCAAATTGTTGTTACTATTGCAAAGATGATTTCCGGCATCGGAAAATTTGCGAATATCATCGGTAAATTATTGACAGGTGATTTTGCCGGAGCAAAAGCTCTCATCGGCAATATGTTCTCCGGCGGTGTCGACCTGTCCGACAAGCGTCTGGGCGCACTATCGTCAAAATACGAGGGCGCACCGGGTACCACAGGGGGTTCCGGTGGAGCGTATGGCAGCTGGCAGATTATCCCGGATAATATACCAGATTTCCTGCAGCACTTATCCGGAATCAATACTGAATGGTATAATCGCTTGTCCGGTGCGGGGGCTGTCGGTTCTGCAGATTTTGACCAGGAATGGCGCGATATCGCGAGTGAAGATCCGGAAGGGTTCCGCGAAGCCCAACGGCAATATATTGCAAAAACGCATTATGCTCCGCAAGTTGCGCAGATCCTGAATAGTACGGGGTTAGATATTGAAAAACAATCTCGAGGTGTGCGTGAAGCAGTCTGGTCAGTTGCCGTGCAGCATGGCGGCGGGACGAATATCATCGAGCGGGCAATACAGGCAATGGGCGGAGCAGGTGCCATCAATATGTCCGCTGAATCGCAAAAAGCATTGATTGATGCAATCTATAACGTCCGTAATGGATATACGGCTAACAATGAAGGCGTTACTGCCGAGCAATTGCATGACCGCTGGAATTCGGAACGTGCTGACGCGAAAGCAATCATTCAGCAAGAAGCAGACGAATGGGCACGGAGTAATCCACCGCCACCCGCGTCGGAACCGGATATCACATCCGGACATCCGTCCCTATCCGAACGGGCGTCAAATACTGTACAGGTGCTGAAAAACGGGTTTAATGCAGTATGGCAGAAATACAAAGACTGGTCAGGCGCAACTAACAGTCTTGCGGGCGTAAGTAATTTTGCGGATTCCCGCAGATCTAAAAATACGGTGAATGCACCAGTTACTATTAATGTCTACGGCAATAATAACGATCCGCAGGCTATCGGCAGGGCGGCGGCATCAGAAATTAGAAAGGTACTGCCGGAACGTGATATTGGTAATATCTATGACAGGGGGGCGGGTATGCAGTGAGTTTAATTACGTCAATCAAAAACTACGGTAAAGAAATCACATCATCTCGCGCCAGCTGGACGGACTTTACAAAAGATGTCGCGAAAGTTTTTAATAATCAAACGCTTCTGGATTACACAACAATGTTTAATAATTTCGAGGACTATATTTTATATACGCCAAAATGGACAATCGGCGGGGCGGCATTTTCTGGTATTATGCGTACAAATCATTCTTTATCTGTGGAAGCGACGCATTATCCGGTGCAGTCCGGCTCTGTCATGACGGATCATGCAATACTGCTCCCCGCTGAAATTGATATTGATGTAATGGTATCGGACGCGGAGATCTACGCGCGGTCAATTAAAACGGGAAATCGGTTATTTGACACGGTGCTTGATGTTTACAACAAAGCCACCAGCATAATTCCGATTACTAATTTTTTTGCACCGCCTGGGCAGCCGGCAGTTACCGGCGACCGCGGCATATCCGCGTGGACACTGTTTGCAAATATGATTTCCGCGCGCACGCCGGTGGATGTTGTGACACGGCTTGGAACGTATCATAATATGCTACTTGTGCATGCCGAAGCGCCCGATGACGTAAGCAGCCTGCACGGTTTAAATTGCACGTTGCATTTTGAACAAATCGATGTTGCGCAGGTCGCCGAAGTGCAGGTGTCCGCGCGCTCACAAACGACGAATTCGTCAAATTCAGGCGCGCAAGCTGTTGATACGGATTCTCCGGCAAACAATGAAAGTATATTGCATGCAGCAAATGAAGCGATCGGAGGTAAATGATGTATTCAATTATACCGATTACCGCGAAACCTCGGAATACGTTTTCATGCAAAATACCGGTTGACAGTAAAAATATAACATTAGTATTTTCGACGAGATACAATGAGATTGCAGGATATTGGAATGTATCGGTATCCGACGGCAACGGCACGGAGTTGATACACAATCTGCCCATGCTGCCCGGACAGAATATATTAGAGCAATACTCATATCTCGAGATTGGTTCCGCTTGCATTATTCCGGCTCATCAGATGGATGATGAATGGGCGAATGCAGGAAATCTTGGTGCTGATTGGTTGTTGGTCTGGAGTGATACGTTATGAGCGCACGGCAGGAACTCACGAATACCGCCGAGCTGGGGTTATACGGTCATATGTGGCGGGTATTAGTGCAATACGAAGAGACAACAGCTCTCGATGTGTCTAATCTTCGGACAGTATTTGAGATCAAGAAAAATGCGTTAGGACAGCCGTCAATTGCGCATATTATGATATATAATCTGGCTCCGGATACGGAAGCGCAAATCATCAAAGAGGGCTTTCATATCCAGCTCGAAGCCGGATATGCGGCGCAGTACGGCTTGATTTTTGACGGCGATATTATACAGGTTTTCCGAAATCGTGAGGACGGTATCAATTATCGGCTGGAGATCATAGCTGCTGACGGCAAGAGCTTTTACGGCGGTAATTTTATACGGACTACACTGGCGGCGGGCAGTAATCCTCGTGATGTCATCGAAGCGGCGGCCAAGCTGGCATATTATCCGATTGAAATCGAGCATGTATCAGAAAATCTACCGGAAACAACATTGCCGCGCGGCAAAGTATGCTTTGGCTATCCGGCAGATATATTGGATGATCAGGCGCGCACCACTGATTCGTTCGTGCAAGTCGATAATGGTAAGCTCGAAGTCCGAAAATATACCGACCCGATCCCGGATGATAAATGTCTATATCTTACACCGCAAACAGGATTGGTCGGGACACCGGAATATACTGATGACGGCATTGGTATTCGCATGCTATTAAATCCGGTCGTCACGATTCATGGCTTAATTAAAATTGACAATGATATTATTCAGCGGACGGCAGTTGATACCGGCCAAATGATGAAACCGAATATGTCACCGGCAGGCGGCAAGGTTGCTGATCAGAACACCCAATTCGATCCGACCGGTGAATACGAGGTCTATTCGCTGGTGCATTCTGGTGATACGCATGGCGAAACATGGCTGACGGAAATTATAGGAATCGGCAGAAACGGAAAATCCGGGCTTCCGATTATGGTTGATTCTGCAGATGGGACGGTGAGATCATGATATCGATAGAAAGTAGAACTGCAGGGAATTTGGATAAATCCCGGCGTGAGCGAAGTGATTTTTCTCGCACTCTCCGGGTAGCTATCCCCGGAGTTGTGACCGAAGTGGATTATGCGGCACAAACAGTATCAGTGCAGCCGACAATCAGGGAAAAAATCGAAATGAACGGAACGTATCAATGGGTCGAATTACCGATATTGATTAACGTTCCATTTTTTGTATATTCCGGCGGCGGCTATTGCGTTACGCTGCCCGTTTCGCCGGGTGATGAATGCTTGGTGATTTTCGCTGATTCCTGCATTGACGCATGGTGGCAATCCGGCGGTGTGCAAAATCAGGTGGAACGCCGCAGACACGATCTGTCGGACGGCATGGCGATTATCGGTTTCCGCTCGCAGGTTCGCACCGTTCCGAGGTACTCCGATAATTCCGTGCAGGTCAGAACCGAAGATGGCGGCACGTTCATCGATCTGCAGCCGGGACAGGTCACGATAAACGCTAATGTGCAGATTAACGGGAACCTGTCAACGTCCGGTAATGACCAGACCGAAGGTAATCATACGGTTTCCGGCACGCTTAAAGCAGGAGGTATTAACATGAATAACCATACGCACCGCGGGGATAGCGGCGGAAGCACGGGGACTCCAAGATGAGATACAGACGATTGGACAAAAACGGCGACTTTACTTTCGGTGCCGGGTCGGCAAACTATGTAACCGATCGGGAAGCCTGCGCGCAGGCAATCAAAACGCGGCTTTTATTATTTCTCGCGGAATGGTGGGAGGACTTGAATGACGGCTTGCCGCTCTGGCAGAAAATATTAGGTCATAGCGACATCAAGGCGGCTGAACAGCTCCTGCGTGACCGCATAACCGGCACTGATCACGTGCAGGATATCATTGAATTCCATTCATACTGGAACGGCGATTCCCGGCAATATACGTTTTCCTGTACGGTGAGTACAGATTATGGTGATGTGCAGTTATCGGAGGTGACGTTATAAATGGCATATTTTAAGCCGTACATAGACGGTACCGGATATCATTATCCGACGTATAACGATATACGAGACGACATGATGGATCGATTCCGGCAGATCTACGGGCAGGATATCTATCTGGGTAATGACAGTCAGGATTACCAGATGATCAGTATTTTTGCTCTCAAGATTTACGATACGTTCCAAGCGGTCGAGTTGGATTATAATAACCGGTCACCGAAAACCGCAATCGGCACCGCATTAGATACGCTCGTGAAAATCAACGGACTCACGCGCAAAAAGGCATCATACAGTACCGTGCAGGTTACATTAACCGGTGATCCGGGAACACAGGTTATCGGCGGTATCGTGCGGGATTTAAATGATGTGCAGTGGTCATTGCCGTATCGAGTAGATATTGGTTCGTCCGGCACGGTTACGGTTACTGCTACATGCAAAAAAATAGGTACCGTCGGGGCACCGGCAAGATCGGTCACGGGTATTGTTACACCGACGAAAGGCTGGATATCTGTCACGAATAACGAGCAGGCTGTATTGGGGCAGCCGGTGGAAACGGACGAGCAACTGAGGGCAAGACAGACTATCTCTGTTGCCAATCCGTCGCAGGCGGTTATCGAATCGACAAAGGGCGCGATCGCCGCTGTTTCCGGTGTTACACGTTATTCTGTGTTGGAGAATGATACGAACGTAACAGACAGAAACGGTATTCTCGGACATTCGATTTCGGCAATTGTTGAGGGCGGCGCGGATGAGGAAATTGCGAAAGCAATCTATCTCCGGAAATCTCCGGGATGCGGAACTTACGGAACTACGGCGGTTAATGTACTGAACGCCGAAAATGTAGTGACGAATATCAAATTCTTCCGCCCAGCATATGTTAAAATTGACGCTCGCGTCCGCGTCAAGAAACTAACCGGCTACACAAAAGAAATCGAGGCGGCAATTATTGATTACGTCAAGTATTATCTGTCAATTTTAGCCATCGGACAATCCGTCTACTTGTCGAGTATCTGGGCGATTGCGGCGCGGGCTATTGCGGATATTACGAATCCGACTTTTAGTGTCATTGATGTTAAATTGGGTATTAAGGGCAGTAATCCGACTGTCGCGAATATCCCGATATTGTTTAATCAGGTTGCGCAGTATAATTCCTGCACGGTCACGGCGGAGGACGTTTAATCATGGCGTTATATGAAGGTTACTTAGACTGCATAACGTCGGAACATCGTGACAAGCCGAAATATGCAGAAATGATGAAAATGCTGCTGAGTTATACAGACGATCCGATGCAGATATCATTTGATATGCCGGATGCATTTAATATCGATACAGCGGCAGGGACGCAACTTGATACTATCGGCTTGTATCTCGGACGATCGCGGGTAATGCTGTTTAATGCGAAAAATGGCGCAAGTAGTGTATTATCGGATAAGCTGTATCGTATATTGCTTAAAGCAACGATTACGAAAATGAATTGGGATGCCGGTATTGAATCGCTGCAGGAACGATGGCGGGCGTTACTGCCGAATATCACAATATCGATCCGCGACAATCAAGATATGACGATTGACGTGTCATTAGTCGGCGTTAGCGATGAACAATTAAAAGAAATGATAGAACTGGGCTACATTATACCGAAACCGGAAGGCGTCCGATTAAATCTGCAGATTTCTGCGAATCCGCTATTTGCGTACGACTTAAATACTGATGTTTTCGCTGGTTACGAAAAAGGAGAATGGTCGAATGGCTGATAATAATTTCAAAGTTTTTGATGAATCGAAAACAAACATCATGTCTGATACGGATTATGCGAATCACACGCAGCGAGCAAAAGGCGTTCAATCTGGCGTTGCGTCGTCCGCTTTACATAATAAGTTATATCGTCAGGTTAGCATGATGAGTAAAGCGTTAGCTGATTTTATCGCCAGTCAAGCATTTGATGCGAAAGACGAAGACTCGCAATTATTATCGCAGAATCTGCAGAAAGCGCTGACGAAATTTGCGAAAACGCCATTAGATGATCATAATACGAATCCGGCGGCTCACGCCGCGGGTATTGCGGGGAATGCTGCTACAGCCACCGCCGACCAGTACGGTGTCCAATTTACTCAAGGATACGTCGGCGAACGCACATATTTAAATGCGGGTATGTTTCATGCATGGAACGAAATTATGGCAGCCGGAGTATATACTATCGACGAATCCTGTTTTGACCTGCAAGGTGCGCCGTCTGGCATGGTAACGTCCGGTGTATTAGTCGTATTTTTAATGCAGGATACCGTTGCGCAGTTATATATCGCTAATATGTATAATTCTGTAACGAATGACACCACATTAAAATCAATGGCAACCAGACTGTATATCAATAATGCATGGACGCGATGGCGGTATGCAGCAGATTATTCCGGTATCGCCCGAAAATTTTTAATGCTATCTGGCGGCACACTGACAGGTGATTTAACCGTACCGACTGTACACGGGGCGTTAGACGGCAATGCTGATAGTGCTACAAGACTACAAACGGCAAGACGAATAGGCGGAGTATCATTTGACGGTACTGCTGATATAGATTTACCCGGAGTGAACAAAATAGGGAATCAGGACACAACGGGTACTGCTGATAGTGCCAATTATATAGTCTACACAAAAAGCATTTCTGGTGATGAGGATAATAATATCGCTTTAGAAGCACTACAGTTAAACAGAATGACACTTACACGGACTCAAGGTGTAAATATTAGCGGCAGTCAGAGATTCGGTTCTATCATATCGTTGCCATACGGGATAGATGACACGCGTAATATGGTGCAACAGATTTTCACGGAAAACGACAACGGGCGCATGTGGTTTCGAACAAACCATTATCCTGGTAATAAACAATTCACTCCGTGGTCTGCAATTGCCTTTTTGAGTGACATTACTGCTATAAACAGTATGAACGTTAATAACGCTAACGCATGGTGGGTGAAGTTAAAAGGCGGTCTAATAATACAAGGAGGACGCGCAAATAGTAATACGTTTTTCGCTTACCCGATTGCTTTTAATAATCTACTATATGTTGGAAAGCAAGTTACAGAAAATAATTCAGAAAATAACATGTGGATCAAGGAAAATGCTGTTGGCGAATGGAATCAGCCGGAGCATTCTTATACAAACAAAACCGGAATATGGCTCCCTGAAATGAACTGGAACCCATTATGCCAAGTCTTAGCTATCGGATTTTAAGAGAGGTAAAAAAATATATGACTTACATATCAATTTATAATAAAACATCCGGCGAACGTATCACATCATTGGTCACGGGCGTTCACGGCGAAACTATCGAAGAACTCACAAGAAAAGCAAAATCTGATTATCCGAACGCTATATATATCAATCAAACCGAGGATGAATGGCAAGAGTCCATTGCCGGTAATTATGAATATCGTGACGGTAAACTACAGGCACCGCTGCCGCCTACGCAGGAAGAGTTGGACGCCATCGAATATGCTCGTTTACAAGCCGCCGAATTGGCAGAGTTAAAACAGTTACTGTCAGATACGGACTATAACGTGACGAAATTCATCGAGGGTGTTTTAACCGCTGAACAGTACGAACCGATGAAAAAAGCACGGGCAGAATGGCGGGCGGCATATAACGCAATCGAAACAGCAAAAAACTTGGAAGCATTAAAGAAAATCACTTATAGCACCCATATCCCTGTAATCAAATAATAGGGGTGTCATTTTGAATGAAATTATTATCACGTCACCATCACTATATCAGCAGATAATAGGCAGTTTGACTTGCACTATCCCCGCAAATGCGGTTGTAGATATAACAGGCACTATCTTTTTCACACTTGCGCTATTGTTCACTGATGTTATGTTGCGCATTACAATTGAGTGTAACAACTATTTAAAAACCACAGGTAAGAGTTATACTCTGTGCAACATTATTACCACCTTCCTTTGGTACGGCTGGGGTTCTGTTACGCTGCCAAACGGCAGCAAGTGCAGGTTTTTAATCAGCAAAGGGCTGCGGACGGCATTAGTATTAAAAATGGCGGTGCAGTACCCCGTGCTGTTTGCTTTTTCCGTACTGTCATTCTTGTTGCCGGACGTTGAGATCATTGGCTGGCGGTTTGATTACGTTGTTTCTTTCGCATTTTTGATCATTCCGGTACTTTGCGAAATAACGTCCATCATTGAGAAATTAAATATGCTGGACGCAGAAATAATTAAAATCGGACACGCTTTTATCAGATTTATTAAATCGGTTAGGGGGTAATATGCAGGGCATATTAAAAAATCTATGGACTAAAGCTGTGTCATATCTGCCTACCGCCCGCAGGAAAATACAAACGTCAATGCAGATTGTCTATGTATACGGCATTGGACTTATCATATTGTTTTTAATGATATTGACGGCATGGTTACATGATTGGTGGCGGACAGGCGTTGCTAATACGCAGCTTTTAATTTCATTTTTCAAGGAATTTACAGCTCCGGCAGTTGTCGGGGCTTTTACTTTTGTTTCCGTTTTTTTGGTTGATAAAAACCATGACGGCAGACCGGATGCCGCAGAAAAAGAAGCGAAAAAGGAAAAGCCTAAGCCACCGACAATACCGCCGCAAAGGGATGATAAAAAATGAATATAATAGAATTTAAGCAAGAATTAACTGCAAATCGAGATTATTTTTATCAATTCCCGTTCCCAATGAGAACATATTATCATTGGACGGCGGGTAGATACTTTACCACGTTTGATGATTACCATTACTGTATTAACGGTGACGGAGAGATTATCAACACAAGGCCAATTACCGAAGTGCCGGAGGCTACGTGGCACAGGAACACGGGCAGTATTGCTATTGCTTTGTGTGCTTGCTATGCCGGCAAGCCTGATGACTTGGGTGACTATCCACCGACAGATGCGCAAATTGAAACACTGTCCCAAATGACCGCAGCTATTGCAGAAGTGTTTGAGAATCCGATTGACGCTGAACATTTCATGACGCACGGCGAAGCAGCAGATATTGACGGGTACGGGTTGTATTCCGGTGAGAGAGATTGCCGCTGGGATTTACAAATCCTGCATGATGGCGACGAGTACGGTACCGGTGGAGATATTATCAGGGGTAAGGCACAGTGGTATTTAGAGCAAGGGGTGTAATATGTATGATAAGAAAGAAGCTTATTATCTGCTTGGTATCGGCGGGATTGTCCTTGTCGCCGTCATTGTTTGGGTCCTCTGTGCAGGCAGAGGTGATGTATCAAATCTCCGAGGCGAAGCTGACACGGTTAGAAATGAACTTACAAACGCTGGAGCGTCACAGCAAAGAGAAGCAGAGGCTATTGGCAGAGCAGCAAACGCAGCTGACCGAAGCGCAGAATCAATTAAAAGTAGTCAACGAGCAGCTGAGAATATCACGGCAATTGAACGATCAGACGCAAAAATCATTGCAGAAAGCCGAGAAATACTTAAATCAGTACGAGAAAGAGGCGGAACGGAAAATCAGAATTAAAACACGCCAGCGTAATTTGTGGATTTTAATTTCCGGCGGGCTACTCGCAGGTTTGGTAACGAGGTGATGGCATGAAGTGGTTTATTTACGCTCCTTTGCAACTTGTCTGTATGATTGTTTGCTATCTCACGAATTGGATTGTCGTATTGTTTGCTGACCAGAACGGCGAATTACCGGGACTGTTATGGCTCTGGCAAACGTGGGACGATAGCTTGGATAGCGAGGATTGCGTAACAAAATATGTACCGTCAATAATCCGATACGACTTTTACAAATATTACCGTGTAGAGCGGCACTTGCTGCCCGAATATAACCGTTGGCATAAATACAGTATTAATATTGCACCATTGCCGTTGATTGACCGCATTAAGCGGTACTGCTGCCGCGTTTTTTGGCTTTACAGAAATTGCGCATATGGCTTTGCGTTTGAATTCTTCGGCTGTAATGTTCCGCCGGATAGCGTTAAAGTCTATGCGGACTATAAAGCCGGCGAACATGAACTATATTATGCGTCGTCAAGAAATCACTGGATGTTATACTGTACGTTACCGATTAACCGTTATTTTAGGTGGCGAATATATTTAGGCTGGAAGCTATCACCGTATATTACAAGCTATCACAGAGCAATGATTGCGTTTCGCGTCTGGTTTTGTCGTGATAAATAG